GCCGCCCGAGGCGACGATCCAGGGGTCTCCCAGCGTGTCCAGGCCAGTATCGGCAGTGAACGCGGCCAGGGCCTGCGCTGCATCGCGCTTGCTGGCGTAGCCGTCCATGTCGATGAACAGCGAGCGCAGGTACTCGGCGTTGTCTGCCGTGCGCTTGCCCTTCTCTTCGAACGTAGCCAGGGCGAAGTAAACGTCGCGTTTGTCTTGCAGCCACGCCTCCACTCGGGGCTGCATTTCGTTGAGGTTGTCCACGAAGACGTGCGTCTTTCGTGGAGACGACAGCTCTGCTGCGCAGTAGTACCCGTAACCCGGGGACGGCAGGACAGCCGCTAGAAAGTCAAGCGGTTCCATGACACTCCCGAGATGTCAGAGGATGTCGTCTATGTGGTGTTGAAGCACTTCAACGTCGTGCTCCAGTTCTTCTACGCGGTCGGTTTTTTCTTCAAGGTGCTTAATGAGCGCATCGACCCAGTGTTTGGGCAGCCCGGTGTTGTTGTAGAGATGCGCGTACTTCAGCAGCTCTTCTGTTGTCAAGCTTGAAGGTTGAATTCCTGGCACACTGTTCTCCATGCTTCGTCGGCAGTTTTCGCCGTCTTCAGAATGTTGATGAGTTTCTCCACGGCAGGGCGGTACGGCGTGAGCACGTCGTTGCCGTTCATCCAGTTGTAAACCGTCTGACGGCTGGCGCCTGTTGCTTTGGAGATGCGGGACACGGAGAAGTCGAGTTCGACGGCGAGGCGCCCCAGGTGATTACCCAGAGACGCCGTCTTGATCTTCTTGACCGCGTAGATGGTGTTGGTTGAGTACGGCATAGCGCTGAGGGTGGGGCGAACCCCACCCCGTGTCGATTACTCTTCGTCGTCCCACTCGGCAGCAAGCTGCGCGAGCTTGCTACTGGCCGGAGCCGGGGCAACCGGCGTCTCGGTCTTGCGCACAGTGGGCGCCACGTCCTCGTCCTCCTCCGCCTTGGCAGCTTCAGCCTTGCGGGCTTCGACAACAGCCTTGGGCGGACGGCCACGACGCGGAGCAGGAGGCGGCGCTTCTTCCTCTTCCTCAACGACCGCAGGCGCGGGAGGAGGCGATGCTACTCGGGTAGGCGGCTTGCCGGCAAGCTCCATCGGAGCAGGAGCGACCTTGTCAGTCTGCGCGACCGTCATGGTGACAGCGCGCTTGGCCTCCTCCGACTTGCCTTGCTCGACAGCCGAGGCGTACTCGTCCTCGGACAACCAGCGCATCGGCTTGAAGTGCAGCTTCGGGGATTCGGACTTGGTGTCGAACTTCATCCGCGTGACCAGCATCTCAGGGCTCACGCCTTGCGCAGCCAGATACCGAGCGTATGCTTGCAGCGGGCGGTTCTCGCCTTCTTCACGCCCGAAGATCGACGTGGCCGGAAGCTGAAGCTGCATGACGTCGCCGTCAATGTCGTTGGCAAGCACAACGGCCAGACGCTGGCTATAGCGGCACGCACGGCTGTCACCCGAACCGGAGCCCTTGATGTTCTGCGGGCACTCCACACAGCGCGATGCTTGCGGGTTGGCTGCCGAGGCGTCGGGCTTCTCACCGTCAGCGCTCCAGCAATCCGGGCCAGCAGGAGAGTCCGGGTCGTAGCTCTTCATGTAGAACGTGCGCCCGATCTTGGCAGCAGCGTTGACCACCACGACGTCGAGATAGCGCTCATCAATCGCAGCGACTTGCTTGCCGTCGACCATCAGGCGGAACACGCCGCCCTTGATCGAGATGCGCTTGCCGCCGCCACCGCCAGCACCGCCCGACAGGGCCTTGGCAAGATCAGACAACTCGCCCTTGCGCAGGAACGCGGGGACGTTCGAACCAGAAAAAAGTGCGACTTCACTCATGTTGATTTCCTTCACTTCGTTGAGGGTTTGCGGACGCTCACATCGAACTCACGGTCCGAGTTGAGGCCGGGGGGATGCAGGCCGGGGTTCTCCTCAAGGAACACGGCCATGTTGGACTGATGGATGCGGCGTTCCAGAAGGTCCACCGCTTCCTGCTCAACCACGAACTTCTTGAAGCTGTCCCAGTCCTGGGTGTAGTACCGGGTCTTCTCGGACAAGACGACGGTGCCGAAGTCAGTGCGAACTGACCGAGACCCCTGCGCCAACATCAGATCCTTGATGGCGTTCTTGACCTCTTGCTGCTGGGCTTTGACCGCCTCCAGCTTGGCGTCGTACTCCGCTTCGATCTCCTTGATCTTGTTGCGCATCTTCATGTAGATGCGCGTCAGGCGATCCAACGGCACGTCAACTTCTTCCATGTAGCTTCTCCTTTCTTGTCAAGAGTTGGACATTCTAGTGCGTGTCAAGACTTTGGCAACCCCCTTTCTTCAATTTCAGAGCGGAACATGTCGACCAGCAGGCGGTTGTCGTCAACCTTGCTGGCGAGTGCGGCGAACATCTTCTTCTCCACGGGCGAGCCCTGGATGTGGATGACGGTGACCTTGTCCGAGTCCTGCCCCTTGCGGTCGGCCCGGGCGCAGCACTGGACGTACTGCTCGACGCTCATCAGCGGGCCGTAGAAGATCACCGTGTCAGCGGCAGTGAGCGTGATGCCGTGCGCTGCGGCCTGAGGCTGCATGACCAGCACCCGGGGCTGGGGCAGGGTCTGGAAGCGCTTGATGATGTCGCCCCGCTTGGTGGCCGTCACGCCTCCGTGGATCTGCTCCACCGCCACACCGTGCTTGGTGAGGAACTCGCTGATCGTCTGGATGGCGGCGCGGAACAACGCGAAGATGATGACCTTGCGATCCGTCTGCTCCAGTGCCTCCAGCAGCACGTTCAAACGCGGCGTGGCGTCGAACTCCACAGTTTCCTTGTTGTCGGAGTAGGCGATGCCTGTGGACACTTGGAGCAGCTTGTTGAGCGCTGCGGCTGCGTTGACTGCTGTGATCGTCTCGCCTGACGCTTGCGCCACCATCTGCGTCTTCAGCAGGTTGTAGTACTTGGCCTGCTGCGGGGTCAGCGGCACCTCTCGCGTCATCGTCACGACAGGCGGCAGGTCCAAGCACTGCTCCTTGGTGTACCGGATCGCAGGCTGCAAGGCGCTGTGCACGCGCTCAGCAGCGTCGGGCTTGGGTGCCCACTTGAACATCGTGATCTTGTTCATCACGGTGTCGCGCCACGACGTGTAAAAGCTTGGCACCCCCTTTGGGTTGACCAGCCTCGCAAGGCCGTACGCATCGAGCGGTGACTGCGACGCGGGTGTGCCGGTCATCATCCACAGGTAAGTCTCGGGCTTGAGCACCGACTGCAACGCTTTCCAGCGCTTGGTCTGCGGGTTCTTGTACGCGTTCGCCTCGTCCACGATGATGAGGTCGAAGCGCCCGTCGTTCTTGACCTCCTGCGCGATGAGGTTCAGCCCCTCGTAGTTCGTGATGACGAACTCGTAGTTCTCTTGCAGCAACTCAACGCGGCGCGATGCCTGGACATGGTGGGCGACGACGGCGCTCCTGTGAATGACGGAGTTGCCGATGTCCTGCATCCAGGCGCTGTGCATGATCGACAGCGGGCACAAGATCAGGCAGCGTCGAACCTCTCCGCGCTTCATCAGGTAATCGGCAGCCCACAGCGCACTGAGCGTCTTGCCCGTCCCGGGCTCCGACAGCACGAACGCGCGTCTGTGCAGCGTGAGGAAGGACGCGGTCTCCTTCTGGTGCTGCATGGGTGTGTACCGCCCAGGCCAGTCGTAGCGCCCGTAGATGGGCGACGGTACACCTCGGACGCCCATGTTCTTGAGTACCCGGGCCTCGTCAAGGCCCCACCAGACAGCGACCTGATAGCCGCCCGGAATGGGCAGCGCTTTTTGTTTGGGGATGAGGCTGTACTTGTGCGGGTTGCGCGTCTTGAAGACGAGCAGTTTGTTGTCAACGATCTCCAAAATAAAACTCCTTGGCAGCCATGCGGTCCCCTCACTTCACTGAGTGATCTGCGTTGCGTTTGTAGGTACGATTCTTGCTTGCAGGAACGACGGCCAGATTTCCCGGCGTGGTCTTGCCGCCCTTGCTGAGCGGCTTCTTGTGGTGGACGTCCATGCCGTCCCCCTTCGTCACCCGGCCATCGCGCTCCATCATGCGACGCGCCTTGTTGCTCTGGGCACGGGACTTCTTGGCCTTCTCCGTCCGGGCGTACGGCGGATAGGTGTCGCGATCAGACATGTCTTTGTAGGGCATGGGTACCTCCTAGTGGTCAGGGTTCAGGGGACAGCTACGCACAGGGCACCACCGGCACAGCGGGCTCTGCGTTGGGTTCCACACGTCGTTGTCGTGCGCGGCCTCCAGCTTGCCGACACGCTCTCTGTACACCCACCACGCCACGTCTGCTTCTTCCCGGTCCATGCGGTGCTTGAACATGCTGCCCTTGACGAGGAAGACGAGCGCGGAGGACACCGCCTTGATGTGTGGGAAGTGGGCGAAGATCATCAGCGACATGAGCGTCAGCTGATCGCGGTCAGGGTAGCGGTCGCTGCCGGTTTTCCAGTCGACACAGCGCGCAGTGAAGTTGTCGTCGTTGATGATGAGCAGGTCGGCGATGCCTCGCACCCAGCGGTTATCGTCTTTGAAGTCGCACGGGCGCAGGTCCCGTGTCAGGCCCATCTCGTGCTCGAAGAGCTTGCGCCCAGGCTTCGCCAGGATGGCGTCCACCGTGGGCTGGAACAGCGCGAAACGCTCGTCCATAGGCGTACCGTCACGTCCGTACAGCTCGATGGCCTTGTGGACCTCCTTGCCGTACAGGGTATGCACGGTGTCCTTTTGGGGGAACCGCTTGAGCACTTTGGTTTCGTGATACCGCCGCGCGCAGCCTTCGAAATCTTTCAGGCCGCTGTGCGACCACGTGACGGGTTTGCTCATCAGAACTTGGCCGAGTTGATTGCCTTGGTGAGCAGGCTGGCGAACTCGCTGACGAACTGCTCGTCATTGCGCAGCCGGGTCCGGCCCATCTCGTGCAGGATTGCGTGCGTCAGCTCGTGCCAGAAGGAGTCGTCGATGACTTCCGTCTTGAATGACCGACCGGTCACGTTGCTGTGTGTGGCGAGGGTGATAGTCCGGTCTCTGTAGTTGACCTCGGCCATCGTGGAGCGACGGGGCATCTGCTCCGTCACCTCGACCTTATAGCGTCGACTGCCGACGCGGATTGTTTTGGGTATCTTCATGCTTCTCCTTCATTAGTGTGAGTATGTGCTTGAGCACACTGGTTTCCACGCCAAGACGCAACGCGCCCTCACGTGCTTCATCGAACTTGTGCACAAGGCACTGGTCGTGAATCTCTTTTGCCAAGCGCTCGATCTTGATGAGAGGGAGCGCGTAGTCAGTAAGCTCGTCGATGATCATCCTTTTGCCAACCCGTATCGTTCGTTATACCCGCCATCAGCGGCGAGCGGAATCCCCGGCAAATATGCAGGTTCAATAGTCATCTGCGCTAAGACCCAGTTCTTAGCGCTTTCTCCTTCGTCCTTGGGTGCAACCACAAGGACCTCATCATGCACAGTGCCCACTATCGGATAGCGCCGCGCAATGCGTAGCATACCATCCGTCATAACACACCGTGCTGTGCCCTGGACGACGTTGTTGCAGATCTTTCCGGCGTAAAGCTTTGTGCGCTTCTTGCCGTCTCGACCATCGGCGTACGTCCACTGGACGCGCCCCCTGGCGTCTTCCTCGGGCTGAAGGTCAGGATACCGCAAGCTCATGCCGCTTGGCAAGACGATCTCCTCCTTGCGGAAGATCAGGCATTTGTGCCGGTACTCCCGGCCCTTGTACAGGCTGTGGCTGATCAGTTCGCCGAGCAGGTTCCAGAAGGCCACGACAGGCGTTGAGGCGGCCCGGTAGCGGTCGATGATGGCCTTGGCTGCGAGACAGTGGATGGCAAGCTCCTGCGCCGTGCAGGTGTGCGGGATGGCCTCCATCGCCTCGATGTTGCCGCTCCAACTCAGGAAGATGTTGGCGGCATCCCCGGTCACGCCGAGCTTCTTGGCATCGTCCTTCGTGTACCGCACCGGTGCGGCACCCAGGAACCCCGTGAGCAACTGCGCCGCGAACGACGCCCAGCCTAGCTGGTAGCCTGCGCCCAGCAGGGCGGACTTGGCGGACTGCCGCTCCACCGGATGGCTGTCCTTGGTCATGCCGGGGATCTGGAACATCTGCGCGCCGAACTGAGCGTAGGGGTCGCCGCCGGACTTGAAGATGTCCAGCAGCGCCGTGTAGTCCGCCAGCCACGCCAGCACACGCGGCTCGATCTGCGACAGGTCACCGGCCACGATCACGTGATCCTCGGGGGCCATGATGGCTTTGCGCAGGAAGCTCCCACGCTTGAGGTTCTGCATGTTGATCGCACTGCCCTTGGCAGCAGTCCAGCGGCCCGTGGCTGCGCCGTAGTAGCTCAGCGGCACCGGCAGGTTGCCCCGCGTTGCGATGTCGAGGAAGCGCTGTGCACGCGTGCGCTGGAGGGTGGACTTGACCTTCAGCCGCGCTTCGCAGAGCAGGGCGACGTCCTCGTTCGCATGGTTGAGCAGCGCTTGGAACAGCGCGTCGTTCTTGGCAAGCGCGAACGTCTTCTCGCCGGTCGTCTTGCTGACCTTCATCGGCGCTTCCACGCCGAGCGCCTCAAGGATCTGAGCGAACTGCGGGTTCGACGCAAGCGACGCTTCCTCAACACCGAGCCGCTTCAGCAGGGACTCCCGGGTGTCGCGCTCTTCATCGATGGCCTGTGCCAGCATCTCCTTGTCCAGGCGCAGCAGCGGGCGCGTGTACATCTTCAGCGTGATGTCGATGAGCTTCAGCTCCTTGGTCGGGTAGCCCTCGATCATGTGCAGGAAGATCTGCTCGCACAGCCACGTGTCGTGCTTGCAGTAGTCAGCGAGCGTGCGCTCCACCTCGAACGGTAGCTCGTCGAGGATGTTCTCCGAGGGGCTCAGCCCGTCTCCCTTGGGCGGCAGCCCGTAGGTCTCGGCCAGCGTCTTGAGGCTGTTGCCCACCTCCACGCCTCGCAGCGCCCGCCCCATGCTGAGCGTGTCGAACATGAAGCACGGCTGCACGCCGTAGTGCCACGCCAGGATGCTCCCGTCGAACTGCGTGTTCTGACACAGCAGCGCGGTGCGGCTCCAGTCGATGCTGTCGGCCCACTGCTGGATCCCAGAGCGGCGCACCCACACCGGACGTGTGTCCGTGCCGACCTCCTTCCACGACAGGCCCCACGCCTTGAAGCGCGGGTCGCGGATGTACTCCTCGTTGGTCTGACAGGAGAAGCCAAGCTTGACCCCCCGCCCCCAGGACGTTTCGAAATCCACCGCCAGTATGCGGTCGTAAGGCGCGCTCAATGCAGCTCTCCTTCTTCGATGTTGTTGTAGTCCTTCTCCACCTGCGCCAGCGTCGGGAGTACTTCCGACAGCATGTACTGCGCAGCAGCAGGCGTGGCGTTCATCAGCATCGTGTGTCCCCGGCTGTCGTCCTCAACGAACACCAGCACGGCGTGGTTCTTCTCTTCAAAGTAACACGACGCCAGCATGGACAGCACACTCAGCAGGTGCACGCGCACATCCAGTGGCAGCTTGGTCAGCATCGCTTGCGTATGCGCAAGCATCTCGTTGACTTCTTCGAGTTGTTCAGTCTCCATACTTGATCTCCTTCAGCAGTTGCTCCAACAGGTCCATCGTGTCTTCGCGCACGACAAGCGTCTTGCCTCCGGCACGCTCGATCTCGGTCAGTTCACGTTCTTGCAGCAGCGTGGTTTTGTTGAACCCCGCCTTGCATTCGATACCGATGAATGTTCCTTTGAGACAAGCGATGATGTCAGGGATACCCGAGCGACCGTAGCCGCCCATGACAGGAAAGAAGTAGTACGCCTTGTAGCGCTTGAGGATCTCAACTACTTCATCCTTGACTTTTTTCTCGGGGGTCTTTGCCATACAAGTTCTCCATTGTTTGGTGGGGAGGGAAACGCATATTCCTAGCCCTCCCCGGTGTCTAGGTTTACGGAGTACGCAAACGGATCAGTAGCTAGGGGTGGCCGTTTGCGCTCCAAAAGTGCTTCACATATGCGAGGCTAAAACACTTCTGGGAGTGATGCCCACCCATCACATTAGTGCATCTTCATGCTTGATTGGTGCTGGTTTTTGTACGGGGTTGCGGTACATTTTACCGCGTTCTTGGTAGAACAAGAAGGGCCAATTCGGACGCGGCTTGTTCTTGACAAATGGAATTCCTTTTTCTTTATTCAACTTTTGTCTCCATCTCAATCAGCTTGTCGATGTAGTGCCGTGCTTTGCGCAGGTCTTCTACGCCACCTTTGTGTCGCCAGCGGGATAGATACTTCACTGCATTGCC